CGGCACCGTCGAATATGCGGACACTGTCGCCAACTGGCTCGCCGACGACGGGAAACTTCACCGTCTCGACGACTTCGACCTGGTCTCCGAACTTTACCTACCCGAACGTAACGGCTATCCGCTCCCATCCGACCGGCGGCCCTACCAGCAGGGGGATATTGGTGGACATGTCGACCCGCCGGCCGACACTATCTACCGGGGTCCGATCGGAGAATGGCTTCAAGCCATCGAACCGGAAACAGAAGCCACCATCCCATCATTGGGTGCAGGCCTGCTCGCCGGACTCGGCGCCTACATGGGACGGGGAATCCGACTCAAAGTCGGACGCATCTACCACACCCCCAACATTTTCGCAGTCCAAGTCGGACCCACTGGGACAGCCAGGAAAGGCACCGCCGACGGGGAAATCCAACGGTTCCTCGAAGCAGTCGACCGGACGTTCGTCTACGACAATGTCGCCTCCGGGTTCGGATCCGGCGAGGCGCTCATCGAACGGGTCGCCGACCCCACCTACAACAGTAAAGACGAGCTCATCGCCGGCACCGAAGACCAGCGGCTCTACATCCAGGAAGCCGAATTCTCCAAGGTTCTCCGCATTGCTGACCGGCAAGGATCCATCCTCTCCGACGTCATACGACTCGCCTTCGACGCCTCCCGGCCGCTCGCCAACGCCGCCAAAACATCCCGGAAGCTCAAATCGTCCAACCATTGCATCAGCCTGTTCGGCGGAATCACACCTGAAGAACTCGTCGCAATCTTCCCCACCCTGGCAGCAGTCACAGGGACAGGAAACCGGTTCCTCTGGGTCTGGTCAGATTCGACCAAACTGCTCGCCACTGGCGGCCTCGAGGTCGACGTGAACGAACACGCCAACCAGGTCCGCTCCAACATCAGTGCGAAACGGACAGCAGGAGGGATCCTCGGGTTCTCCCCCGGCGGACTCGACTGGTGGCAGGCCCACTATCCGATGCTGCGCCGGGGCGACCAGGTGCCCGACACGGTCCGGCCGATGGTCACCCGCATGTCAGACCAGGTACAGCGGATAGCCCTCATCTACGCCGCCAGCGAAGGAGCCGGCCATGTCGGAGAAGGGCAGCTTGAAGCCGGCATGGCATGGGTCACACATTCGGTGCAGACCGTCCAGGCAGTCCTAGGAGGACTGGTCCGCAACGAGGAGGCGGGACGGATCCTCGCCGCACTCAGACAGCATCCAGGCATTCCCGCACTCAAATCGGAGATACACGACCTGTTCTCCCGACATGCGACAGCGACCGCATTGGACGCCGCTCTCAACGAACTGGAAAGGGCAGGATTGGCGTTCTCGTGGACTGCCGCGTCAAGTGGAGGACGACCTCCAGTAATGGTCATGGCGACCACTCCCGAGTCGAACGTCGAAAGGACTTACTTCGCTCGCAACGCCGAAAAAGAGGAATCCGAGACCCCCAAATCTTCCTTCGCACACACCCTTCAAAATGGCCCAAATCGTCAACTATTAGCAGAGAAAAGTAAAAGCGAAAAAAGTCCCTTCGAGGGTTTACCCCCTGAAAGTCCTACCCCCAATGCGAAAGAAGTAAGTCCCGATGACCGACCGGACCCTTGGTAAATGAGACCCCCATGTCCCACACCCACGATCACCATCTCCACCGTCGAAGAGCTGCTCGCCGCCCTCCGCCTGCCGTACGTGTTCGCCTCTCCCGGAGCACGCCCATGAGCCTGAACTGCTACGCGGTCGTGTCCGGCGAGATGGAGTGGCAAGACCTTTGCGTCGAATACCTGCCCGGCGTTTGGGACGGCCCCACCGAGGAGTACCGGGAGGTGGTCTACGTGTGGGCGCGGACGAAACGGGATGCCGTCAAGGCCGGCGTACGTCACTGGCTGCGTCGCTGCACCCGTCCGAAGGGTTATTGGAGTGTGAACCCTTGCTGCTATCCGCATCGTCAGCGGGAAAACGGACTCAACCCGTTCGCTGGGGTCGCGGCGTATCTCGCTCACGCCGAGGAGGACCGATGACTGCTGCCCACGATCCCCTGTCGACCCCTCGGAAGATGTCGGTCGTTGACCCTGACAGTCGTCATCCTCGCCAGTTGGACGGGCGGAGTGTCGCCGAGGATCTTCGCATCCTTCTCAAATCGCCAATCCGGGACACTCTCAAACAGTTCCTCTTCGAACTTGCCAACCTGGAGCTTCTGGCGGCTGCAGGTCAGTCGGCGGATCCGAGCCGGGAACGAAAATCGGCTGACATTCCGATCCCCTCATTCCGGAGTGTGTGGGCAGCGCGGAAGCGGGATCAGATCGACATTCGACTGTGGGCCGAAAGCGAAGCCTTGGCCACGTTCACGGCGAGACCGTATGACCCGCATCTTCGTGGGGATTTGTGTCCGACGTGTGGCCATCCGCCGACTCGGGAGGATATTTGCTGTCGGCATTGTGGCCGCCAGTTGAAACAGACAGATCAGATAGGAGAAGACGATGGATAGGGACAAGCTGAGAGAAGCTCTAGCGGTTCACGATTCGTGGCGGAGAACCATCGAGAAGAGATACCCCAACGCATTCGACCTTGACTCTCTAAGTGTTCAAGTCATATTGGCTGCTGCTGCTCGGGCTTGGCTTGACCTGCACACCGAATGCGAGGAATGTGCTGGTGAAGGCTGGCAGCAGGTCGCAGGGTTCACCGACAAGCGAGCTACTTGTCCTGCTTGTGGTAGTAGGGGTTACACCCTCAACATCGGGAAGGAGTCTGACGATGGGTGAGCGAATCGAACTGGTCGAAGAATGCGAGCATGGGTTCGTTGAGTTGCCGGGCGGGGTGACAAAACACGCCCAATCCATTGTGCCAGGTGGCTGTCCTGGTGGCACTCGTCGGGTTCTGGCTGAAGCCCCCGAAAGGCAAATGTGCGAACACGGAACCATCTTCGACGAAGACCTCGAAACCGAAGGTTGGGAAACGTTCTGTCATGCCAACGAGTCGAAGCAACCCTGTCGGATGACCGTCGTGTATCTCATCCCCAAAGAGCAGACATGAGCCAGGTTGTCCATCCGATCACGCTGATACGCCGCCACAACGAGGCAGTCGAATCAGGCCACTACAAGCGCATCGGCAAGGAGGCTGCGGACAAGTGGCGTACCCAACTCCACGAGGTAGACCCGTACGACCGGATAGCCCAGCTCGTCGCGACCAAGGTGAGGCTGGCCGACAAGTTGGCCATGATCCGCGACATTGTGGGCCGCGCGGTGGGCGCGCCAGACAACATTAGCGACGATGACGCTCTTGCCATTCTCGCTGCTTGGTCGTCGGTGGAGTTCCGCAAATACCAGGCCCCTTCTCTACCCGGAGACACAAGATGAGCTTCCGCGAGACACAGCAGTTGATCGCGGACAGTCTCAACGAGCCGGTCTTCCACGTGAAGACCGAGCGGGGTGAATGGTATGGCGGCTGGCAGGCGTTCGCCGACTGGTTGGTGATTGAACGGCCTGCCCGGATCGAGATCACCGTGTCTGAATGGGAAGACCTGTCCGATCTTATGGAGGCTGCCGAATGAGCCGTCGTCCTCCGAAGAAGCAGGATTCTGCTACGATTATCGACAAGAGATGGCCCCCGCGCTGCGCAAACAGCCGAGGGCCTGGCCGACTACACAGGAGTCGACGTGACAGAGTCTAAGCTGGTTTGTGAACGTCCCGCCAAGACCGGGATCAACGCCGGCTTCCCTGCTCGTGGAACTGATGCCGGGTATCACAGACACTGTCGTCGAGCACGGCAACGGGCGGGTCTGATAGCGACATTCACTTCTGCCGAGCTTGACGCCCGCATGGCCTTCTGGGGCAACCAGTGCTGGATGTGTAGTGGCCCCTTTCAAGAAGTTGACCATGTCATCTCCCTGGCTCGTGGTGGTCCGCATTGTCTGTCGAACCTTCGGCCCTCGTGTCGGTCATGCAACGCATCGAAAGGTGCCAAGTCGGTCGCGGAGGTGCTTCGTGCCTCCTAGTACGCGTCCGAAGAAGCGTCCGAAACAGGATTACATGAAGCGAGCCGACCGCCTCTTTTCCAAACTGATCCGCGCTCGGGACGGCCACTGCCAGGCAGTCGGCACTCATGACATCACCTGTTCGGGGTATCTGCAATGCGCCCATATCGTCGGTAGAGGTGAACTGAGCCTCCGGGTCGACGAGTCGAACGCTCTGACTCTCTGCCAGGCACACCATGTCTTCTTCACTCACCGGCCGGCAGCCTGGCATGACTTCATCGACGACCACTATCCGGGCCGGTGGGATGAGCTCCGTGCGAAAGCTCGAGAGCATCGCGGGTCGGGTTTGAGGGTGGATTGGCGCGCCGAGGTTGGTCGACTCAAGGGGGACCAGTGAGCAAAGAAGATGGTATGACCCCTACCCCAACCCAAATCCGAGAAGCGTTAGGCGTTTTGGCTGATGGAAGCGGGATGCTTGATCTTGAGGACCTAGAAGCGCTGCGTGTCCTGGCTGATGCTTCTCGGGCTTGGCTTGACCTGCACACCGAATGTGACGACTGCGGTGGCGACGGGCTACACGATGATGTCGAATACACGGCGTCCACCTTCGATGATGTTGTGGTTCCTTGTCCTGGTTGTGGTGGTAGGGGTTACACCCTCAACCCGGAACGGCTAGAAGCAGCAGCGAAGGCGACCGACTATCACCAGTCGTCGGTTCGCATCCCAATGGACGAAGGTGAACGGGATGCTCTCACTACCACGACCGGATGCGACGATGATTTGACATGAGTCCGCGAAACCTGCCTATAATGATTCCCAGCCGTAAACGGTGAGCATCCCCCGTTGAGGCTCATGCCCGAACACCCAGCTTCCATCGCCTCCCAGGGCCGGATTACGGAAACGGATCCGACACAGCATGGGAGGCGTTTTACCTTTTGTAAGGGTAGGAGGATGTTTTGAGCAAACCCTGGCATCGCTACCCGCCCGGGTTCAAACAGCGTATCTTCGAACGTGACGGCGGCCACTGTCGTATCCGACTACCAGGCGTATGCACCCACTCCCCCACCTGCCCCGGGTGTGCCACAGATTTAGACCACATCATCCCCCCACGTCTCGGAGGCATGTGGTTCACCGATACCAACTGTCGAGCAGCCTGCTCACCATGCAACCAGGCACGTAGGCGTACCACCCCACGGTCCACCCCACGTACCCTGACCCACCCCGAACGGTGGTAGTCACCACCACCTGACCCCGAGCCCGTGTTCATGCACGGGTAGGGGCGGGGCGTCGACACGGGCCACGACAGCACGCCCCGAGTGGCGCCCTTAGTCCTTTTGTGTTTCGCCGAAAGGCTTGGAATGAACCTAGCTGCCATCGAAAAAACGCTGCAGGCTCTTCCGGTGCTCGGTCCGGAACATGCTGCGCTCGAGGCCGCATTGAAGACGCTGGCGGCTGAACTCGACGCCAAGCCGGATTCGCCTGGTCTCTGGTCGGAGTATCGGCGGATGTTGGAGTTGTTGCAGGAGGTCGTGGCGGGTGGTGCTGATGACGACTTCTTCTCTGGCTTCCCCGGTGTGGGAGACCCCGCGCACTCCCTCTCGTAAAACGTTCGGTAGTCGGGTTGGGGCGATAGCTGACAAGCTGGGTACGCCACTGATGCCGTGGCAGCAGCTTGTTGCCGATGTGGGATGCGAGATCGACCCCGAGACAGGATTCCCGGCGTACCGCGAGGTGATTGTCACCGTCATGCGGCAGAACGGGAAGACCTCTCTGGTCTTGGCTGCGGAGCTTGAGCGGTGTCTCATGTGGGGGAAACCGCAGGCGGTCGCCTACACGGCGCAGACCGGACAGATTGGCCGGCAGAAGTTCAAAGAAGATCAGAAGCCGATGATTGAATCTTCGTCGCTGTCCGGCATGGTGCGGCGCTTCTATCTGAGCGATGCGAACACACAGGTCGTGTTCAAGAACAACTCTCGGATCTCCGTGCTCCACCCGGATGGTGGTCATTCGAAGACCTTGGATATGGCTGTCATAGACGAAGCTTTTGAGGACACCGATTTTCGCCGGGAGCAGGCTTTGCGTCCGACGATGACGACGAGACCGGCCGGTCAGATTTGGGTGACCTCGACGGCTGGTACGCCGGCGTCTACGTATCTGCGGCAGAAGGTTGACATTGGTCGTGCGGCGGTTAAGGCGGGGAAGGACACTGGGATCGCCTACTTCGAGTGGGCCATTCCGGAGGATGAGGACATTTATGACCCTCGAGTGTGGGCACGGCATATGCCGGCGTTCGGGTACACGGTGTCAGAGCCGGTGATTCAGGGGGAAACCTCCATGCCTGAAGGGGAGTTCCGCCGGGCCTACGGGAACCAGTGGACGGAGACGGAGGAGCGGGTGATTCCGGCGGCCTGGTGGAAGGCCGTGTCTGCCGTGGATGTGCAGTGTGAGTCGCCTCTGTTTGTGATTGAGGCGAAGCCTGATCATTCGCAGGCCTGTGTGGTGAAGGCTGATAATTCGGGTCGGGTGGAGCTGGTGGCGGTCCGGGAGAAGGTGGACTGGCTGCTTTCTGAGATTCCGGAGAAGGTGGGCAAGTCGACGTCTCTGGTGGTCGACGGCCACGGTCCGGTGGCGCATATTGCGGATGATCTGGAGAAGTTGGGCTATCAGGTGAGGCGGCTTGATTCTCTTGGGATTCGTAAGGCGTGCGGGCGGTTTTTCGATGCGATTGCTGACCAGAAGGTGCAGGTTCGTACCGATGAACGCTTGGACGCTGCTGTTGCTGCTGCTGTGAAGAAGTCGACGACGGATTCGTTTTCTTGGCATCGTGAGGCTCCTGGGGGTGAACTGTTGATGGCTGCGAGCATCGCCTTCGCGTCGGCGGTCACCGAGGGTGACTCGTTCCCGCCTTTCGCTGTCGTATGACTCCGGTTCAGGCTCGGCTGGCTGCTACTGCTGCGGTCCTGGTGGGTGCCGTACTCGGGGTTGCGGCGGGTGTCTTCTACTTTGACTGGCGTGCCGGTCTGGTGGTCGGTTCTGTGTTCCTGATTGCCGGCGGGCTCTCGTCGTTAAGGAGTTCTAGTGGTTGACCTGCTCGCCGCATTCGTCAAAGGGGAAACCCGGTCGGATCTTGGACTGGGCGATATTGCCGGATATTTCGGCTTCAACGGTGTCACCTACCCGTACGGGCTGAACCAGACCCTCTACGGGGATCGGGAGGATATCCCGGGCACCTTCGACGGGTACGTGTCGGGGGCGTACAAGTCGAACGGAATCGTATTCGCCTGCGAACTGGTCCGGATGATGGTCTTCTCCGAAGCGCGGCTCATGTATCGGAAGCTGATCAAAGGTCGACCCGGAGAGCTGCATCATACGTCGGCGTTGAACGTGCTTCACCGGCCCGGTCCCGGGTTGACGACGGGCGACATGTTGACCCGGGCGATCCTGGATGCGGACCTGGCGGGTAACCATTTCGCAGTCCGTTCTGGTGGCCGGGTGGTGAGGTTACGTCCTGACTGGGTGTCGATCATGCTCGGCTCCAACCGGGAGGATATGGACGCGGTTGACGATCCTGAAGCGGAAGTGGTCGCCTACCTGTATCACCCGTCGGGTAACAGGTATGCCGACCCGATCTTCTACATGCCCGAGGATGTGGCCCATTGGGCTCCGGTTCCTGATCCGATCGCGAACTTTCGGGGCATGTCGTGGCTGACCCCGGTTGTCCGGGAGATTCAGGGCGACAAGCTGGCGTCAGCCCATAAGAACAAGTTTTTTGAGAACGGCGGCACGCCGAACATGATTGTGAAGAACGACATTTCGGATGTGGACCAATTCATGAAGTGGGTGGAACTGCTCCGCCAGCAGCATGAGGGGATCGACAACGCCTACCGGACCTTGTATCTGGGGGCGGGTGCGGATGCGACCGTTGTCGGCAAGGATATGCAGCAGTTGGATTTCAAAGTGGTGCAGGGTGCCGGCGAAACGAGGATTGCTGCCGCTTCCGGGGTGGGCGCGGTGATGGCCCAATTTTCGGAGGGGATGCAGGGCTCCTCGTTGAACGCTGGGAACTATGCGGCAGCCCGTAGGAGGGTGGCGGATGCCCTTTTCCGCCCCTTGTGGCGTTCATTCTGTGGCAGTTACGAGCAGATCGTTACGGTTCCTCGCAATTCTGAACTGTGGTATGACGAACGGGATATTGCGTTCCTTCGGGAGGATGAGAAGGACGCGGCGGAGATCCAGCAGCTTCGGGCCACGTCGATTCGGGCGCTGTTGGACGCAGGGTATGAGGCGGATTCGGTTGTGGCGGCGATCGAGAATGATGACTTTTCGCTGCTCACCCACTCCGGGTTGTTCAGCGTGCAACTGCAACCGCCCGGCACGATGGCGCCGGAAGCGGAGCCCGAGGGTATGCCCGAGGACATGCCTGAGGATATGCCCGATAACGCTACCTAAGGATTCTCCGATGACTGACTTGCGTGAACGTTTCTCACAAGAGTTCGGCCCTGGCGGGCTGGAAGCCCGCGGCTACACCGACGAGGTGCGTGCCGACACTGTTGAAGCCGATGAGGGTGTTCTGACCATTTCCGGGTTGGGTTCGCCTTACGGGCAGATCGCTCGTATCGAAGGATGGTTCGAGGAGTGGGATGAGATGGTCGCTCCGGGCGCAGCACATTCTTCGATCACTCGGGCCGACGTCGATATTGTTTCGACGTTCAACCACGACATCAACAACCTGATCGCCCGGACAACCGCCGGAACCTTGAGTTTGGACGATCCGAACGAGGAGGGGCTGCTGTATAGCGCTGTGGTTAACACTGACGACCCGAACGCTATGGCGATACATGCCCGCGTCGCCCGTCGTGACGTGACCGGCTCGTCGATCTGGTTCCGGGTTGAGAAGGATATGTGGGAGGAACCCTCCGAGGACAACGACCTGGAAGTGCCGTTGAGGACAATCCTCCGCTATGACCTGTTTGAAGTCGGACCGGTCGTGTTCCCAGCGTTCCCGCAGACCACTTCCGAAGCTTCCGCCGCCTCCATGCGACAACTCGGTTACAAACGTGCAGCGCTTGCGGCGATGGACGGGTCCCTTACCGCTGCTGGGATCACCCGCCACGCTTCCCGTGCCGCCTACGCATTCAGATTTCTCGCAGACCCCGAGAAGGACATCCGGGCCCTGTTCCGTCAGGACCCCGACCTCCGAGACAGGGTGTGCGATCTAGAACGTGCCGCCGCTGCTGCTGAGTCAGCACAGCCGCATGTCGACCTGGCCCGCAGTCTCGAACTGTACGGGCTGATTCATCCGGCCAGCTAGGTCCTGGCTTACCACCGCGCGACGACCCCCTGTTCGTTCGCGCCCATAGAAGGAGTTACTCGTGGACCGTAAGGCCCTTGAAGAGCGGCTGTCCGCATTCGCGGTTGAAGCCGACGAACTGATTGAAGAGCAGCGGACTATTGCCGACCTCGACCCTGCCGAGCAGGACGAGGAGAAGTTCGCTGAAAATGAGGGTCGTCTCACCGCTATTGCGGAGGAGAAGGCTGAGGTTGTCGAGAAGCTGAAGCGGCTCGACCGTATCGAGAAGCTGGCCGAACAGAAGAAGAATCTGGTTGACGGTGTGAACCTTCACGTGAACGTGAAGAAGGATCCGTTCGACTTGAACGATCTTCGCTGGAATACTCCAACCTCGGAGCTTCGTGGCCGTGCTAAGACTGCCGTCGAGCAGGTCGAATCGCACATCAGCGACGACCAGCGCGAAGCGGTAGTCGCAAAAATGGCGACCGTGGACGACCCCCGTGGGATCATCCCCAACCTGGTCATCCGCACTGGTAACAGTGACTACCGGAAAGCCTTCCAGAAGGCGATGGCCGGACGTCAGGACCTGTGGACGCATGATGAGCGGACCGCTGTCGCCTCCCTTGAGGAGTATCGGACTGCCATGGGCCTGACCGGCTCTCAGGGCGGCTTCGCCGTCCCGTTCACCCTCGATCCGACCCTCATCCTGACCAGTGGTGGGACTAACAATCCGATCCGTCAGGTTGCCCGCCAGGTGTCGATCACTACTGACGCCTGGAATGGCCTGTCGACGGCGGGTGCCGCCTCGGCGTGGCTAGGTGAGAGTACGGAAGTGTCCGAGTCGACGCTCACGTTCGCACAGCCGAACATTCCCGTCTACAAGGGTGCAGCGTTCGTGCGTGGTTCGATTGAGATCAGCCAGGACTACCAGGCGATCGAGTCGGATATTGGGATGGTGCTTGCCGACGAAAAGGATCAGTTGGAGGGTACTGCGTTTACCCGCGGTGCTGGTGGTACGGAGCCAACCGGGATTCTTACCGCGTTGGACGGCACCGCTTCTGAGGTTGCTGACTCCGGCTCTGAGGGGACGATGCAGGTCAGTGACGTGTATCGGGTGATGCAGGCGCTGCCGCCTCGCTTCCGTCAGAACGCCGTTTGGATGGCTGAACTGTCCACGATCAACACGATCCGCCAGTTCGCTACTGCCAACAACTACCACGGGTTCCTGACAGACCTTGCCGGTGACACTCCGCCGGTCCTGTTGGGTAAGAGGCTGTTCGAATCTTCGGACATGGACGCCTTCGCCGACATCGACACAGATGCAGCCGAGGATAACCATGTTCTTCTCTACGGCGACTTCTCGAAGTATGTCATTGTTGACAGGGTCGGAGTGACCCTCGAGTACATCCCAAACCTGGTCGGGGGAAGCAACAACTTTCCCACCGGTGAAAGAGGATGGTTTGCACACTGGCGCGTAGGGGCAGATTCAATTGTTGACAACGCATTTCGCGTTTTGAACATAATCACCACCTAGTAGACCCTGGTAAGTAGTGGGGGGAGTGTTACAATTCTCCCCACTACTTAAACGCCCCCGCACCGCTTACACGGCCGGGGGCAGGCCGACACCTGTATTGGAGGTATCGACGTGTCAGATATTACATGCATCCATCCTGATGGGTGCGATAGAAGGGTCTACCGGCGCGGCTGGTGCGTGATGCACTACGAACGCATCCGTAAGCATGACGCCCCCGGTCCGGTGGGCCGACTCAGATCAGAACCCACAAAAAGGGCTGGAGAGTTGTGTTGCCACCCTGATGGGTGCCCGAAGCCTACTTTCGGTCGTGGTTGGTGCTCGATGCACTACAACCGGCTCCGCACCAGGGGCGATGTGGGCGGCTTGAAGCCCGAACGATCGCCAGCCATTGAGTGTCGAGTTGTCGATTGTACGAACCTATCTGTTACAGCTACCAAGCTGTGCCCGACTCATCGCCGCAGAGTCCGCCTGTATGGCGACGTAGACGGCACTTTTGCTACACACAAGAAATGCAGGGTGTGTGGTGCCGAAGCCATAGCAACCCCAAACTCGGACGAATATTGTCGCGACCATTATGGCGAGTTCGTGAAGGGTGAAGTGGTTGCCGGTCGAATGGTGGGTTCCGGTAAGCCCAACGGGTATGTGTATGTCTCGGTGTTCAAAAAGAACCTTGCGGTCCACCGGATTGTGATGGAAGCCCACCTTGGTCGAGAACTGGCCCGTCACGAGAACGTGCATCACGTCAACGGTATCCGTGACGACAACCGGCTCGAGAACCTTGAACTGTGGATTAGCTCGCAGCCATCTGGTCAACGTCCCGAAGACCTAGCCGAGTGGCTGGTCGCCCATTACCGAGAGTATGTGATCGCTGCTCTTGCTGGTTCAGATCAACTTCGTCTGGTCGTCTGACCAGATATTCGCCTACTGATTGAAAGGAGCCTACTATGGCTCGTCCTGTTTACGGGTTCGACCCGCCTCAACCTGTCACCCTGCTCGCTTCCGCCGCCCATACCGCCACTTCCTCGTCTCAGTGGTACGACGGGATTCCATCCCAATATCGGGGTGTCCTCATCGTCCTTGATGTGACAGCGGCGACTACTGGGACTGTCACTCTCACAGTCGAGACCGACGATGGCGCGGGTATTGACGATGCGCTTGTAAGTTCTGCGATCACCAATGTGGGTACGACGATGCTGCTGCTCCACCCGTCCGCACCGACCGATCGGGCGAATGCGGTGGAGAAGACCCCCCTCCTCTACAAGTGGCGTGTCGAGGCCGCTAAGAGCGACGCCACAGCCAAGACGTATTCGATCCAGGCCTACTTCCTGCCCTAAGGAGCAACGATGGTTCAAGTTAGATCTATGCGAGCGAAAACGACTGTCGCGTTTCCTGATGGCTCCTTTATCCATGAGGGGAAGGACTATCGGTCTGATCATCCGTTTGTGAAGCGTAATCCGGACTTGTTCGAATCGGTTGACGAGCTGCTCGGTATCGAGCAGGCGGTGAAAACGCCGGGCCGGAAACGGCGTGCAGCCAAACCGCAGCCTGTCGCTCAACCTGTAGTTGAGGATGAGCCGGCCGAAGCTGTCGAGGTTGAAGCTGAGGTGTCGTCCGAAGAGGACGAATGATCTGTGGAGGGGTGCCCGGCGGCGCGCGCAGTTCTGTGGCACTCCGACACCCCTCCACATGAAGGAGCTGAACGTGTGGCTTGCCAAACGGGCGTTCATGCTGCTCGCCGGCTTCGCGGATCTGTACGGCGTTAACCGGCTTGAACATTGGGTCTACGACCAGATTATCGCCCGTGGGTGGGAAGGCGTCGACACGTTTATTCGACTGGAGCTTTTCGATGGCGCATCGGCCGTTCCTTTACCTGGCCCGCTACAAGCAGAAGACGAATACGACGGTTGAAGGTGTTGCAAAGTCCGGGCAGGTGAGCCCGCAGGGGATTGTCGCCCACTCTGAGAACTGGGAGGGGCGGGTGTCGTCGCTGGCCGCACCGTCGGCGATCCGTTACCTCGTAGATCCGGACGGTCATGTTCGTCCGATGACCATGAAAGAGATGATCGACCGGGGCTACTTCCATTTGGCCTCCGGTCCGACAGGTGTCCGACATATCAAGGAAGGTATCAATGAGCGACAAGATCGCAAGGAAACGCGCTGAGCTCGAACTGCTCGAAGCTGAGGCTGCGTTTGTTGAGAAGAAGAAGGCTGGCACGTTGACCAGTGAAGACAGAGTGGCGTTGCGTGCTCTCCGCCAGGCGTACCGGTCCGGCGCCCGCCCCCCTGTCAAGGATGGCGCATCCGTTGCAGCCATCGGTGCGAAAGCTGAGGTGAACTGATGTCTATTACCGCATCCGGTCTATACGGGCTGACCATTGAGAAGATGCTGATCGACACGCTCGGCGAAAGCCTCGAAGCGGAGGATCACACCCTCTCGCTGGTGGAGGACGCTCACACGCCGGACTTCGACACACACGATTTCCATGCGGACCTGACCGATGAGATTGCCGGTGGTAACTATGCGGCCGACGTGGTCGGCTCCACTGAGGTCACCCTCACGTCGGGGACGCTGACCTATGACGCCGCGGACACCGTGTTCGACAATGGCGGTTCGAACGATGTGACGATCACTGATGCGATGGCGTCGGTCCTGGTCACCACCGTATCGGGTTCGGCCACGAACCAGCTTGTCTGCCTTCACGACTTTGTTACTGCCGCATCGTGTTCTAACAGCACGTTCACCGTGCAGTGGAATGCGTCTGGGCTGTTCACATTGACTTACTAATTGTTCGGCCCCCGCGCATCCGCGAGATGCCGGGGGCCTTGGCCGACACCCTGTAGGAGGTGCCTGCATTGTTTTCATCGTCCAAGTTTCGTCGCGTCTTAATGGCCTGGGCTTCTGGTCTGCTTGTCGTCGGACTGCTTGGTGGGATGGCTTTCGCGTCGGGCCCGGTGGAAGTGGTTGGCTACGACGAGTTCGCCGCATTGGAAGCGCGGGTGGCCGTTCTCGAGGCTGAAGTCTTCTCGTCTTCGACGTCCACAACCGTCGTCCCCGAAACGACCACCACGGCTGCCCCCACGACCACCACCACTGAAGTCACCACCACAACTCAGGCTCCGACAACCACTGTCCCCGAGACGATCACAACGTCGGAAGCTCCGTCTTCGACTCTTCCTGTGACGGCAGGCTGGCCCACTAGCCCTCCCGGCCCTTCGGGAACGCTGACCGTCCACTCGGGCGACTTCACCACGTCGAGCGCCGGCCAGGTGGTGCAGAACTTGGAGATTCGGGGCAGGTTCATTGTCAAACATGCGAATGTGACTCTGCGTAACAGTCGGGTCCTCTACACGACCAACTACGGGTTGGACAATCGGGATAACCATCCTGGTCTGGTGGTGGAGGACACTGAGTTCGACGGGCAGAATCTGCCCACGAATGCAACCCGAGGGGCAGGATTGTCCTACACGAATGGGGTGACGCTGCGTCGGGTGTATGCCCACAACATGAGCCAGGGGTTCATCTCCTATGGCAACACTCTGATCGAGGATTCGATCCTGATTGTGGACAGGCCGATCTCTGATAGTGCCCACCGTGAGGCTGTCCTGCTTCGAGGGTCGGATCATACGGTGGTCCGCTCTAAGCTGATCTGCGATGTGCCGTCCGGCTGTTCCGCCGCTCTGGCCATCTACGGGTACCCGTCGCCGGTCCATGATGTGCTGGTTCAAGACAATCTGTTTGGTGGGCAGGCCGGATACTGCGTCTACGGCGGGTCAACCCACGATCAGACCGACACAGCGAACGTTCGTATCCTGGACAACGGTTTCGACCCGTCCTATGTGGCACCGTTCGATATTTGTGGCCGGGCGGGGAACATCACCGGTTTCGACGCTTCTGATCCGGGCAACCTTTCGGAGGGCAACTACTACTGGCCGTCGCTAGAGCCGATCTAACCCCTCCTCTGGATTGGAGCTGATCTAAATGGCGACGGTATCTGACACCTTTACCTACAGCAACGGTGTGCTGGCAACGGTGTCTTCGGGGGTGTGGGCTCCCGTAACCGGCCTGGCTGATCTGGATGTCGTTTCGGGTCTGGTAACCGCCCCTGCCAACTCGACGGTCACACAGGCTCGCCATACGACTGCGCTCGACTCGGACGACCAATTCTGCGAGGCAGAGTTCGTCAATGATGGTACGACCGCCACCTACCGTGAAGCGTCGGTGATGGTCCGAGTGTCGGCGTCGGAGGCGACGTTCTACCGGATCGACTGGAACCCTGCTTCGAGCGGTGAGTTGACGTTGTATCGGTGCAACGCCGGGACGTTCACCGAGATCACCAGCGCTACTGGGGTGGGCGGGCTTGACACTGACCCGCACACCATCCGCATCGAAGCCGAAGGGTCCACGATCCGAGGCTTCTTCAACGACGTTGAGGAAATTAGTGTCACGAACACCAGTATCGCTTCGGGTGCCTATGTCGGCGTAGGGGCATACCATACGCACACCGCCCGCCGAGTCAGGGTTGATAGCTTCGATGGCGGAGATTTGGGCGGGGGGACGCCAGGTTCAGCCACCCCGGCAGCGATAGCCCGAGCCTTCACAGTTCCTGCCGCCAGCGTGGAGGGTGGTGCGGCTACCGCTCCAGCAGCTATCGTCCGGTCGTTTACAACGCTGTCACCGTCCGCTCAGGGTTCCGCGACTACTACGCCAGCAACAGTCGCTACGGCTGCCACAACCCCCGCCGTGACCGTCTCCGGGGGTTCCGTGGTCACCCCCGGATCGTTGGCCCTTACGGTCACCGTCCCGCAGGCGACAGCGGACGGCGGAGCTGGAGGAACACCAGGGTCGGTCACGCCAGATGCGATCCTCCGATCATTCACCCTCCCCGCCGCCACCGCGGGAGGCGCATCGGTTACAGGACCGGCACAGATTGCAGCATCTTTCGCTATCCCTCAGGTCACACTCGAGGGAGGGGGGGTGGCCTCTCCCGCCGCCGCAAACCTGTCGTTCACCATTCCGGCCGTAACCGTGATTGCAGGCGGAGCCGCAGTTGTTAACCCGGATACGATCAGCCGAAGTTTCACCCTCCCCCAGGTGACCGCAGCGTTCGGCGCGACCGTCACTCCCGATGCGATAGCCCGAGCGTTCACCGTCCCGCAGGCGTCTGTTGGCACTCCTGCCGCTACTACGCCGCAGACTGTTGCTGCGACCGTCACCATTCCAGCCCCCACGGTCACAACCGGCGGGACAGTTGTCGAACCCGATGGACTCGCCGCAACATTTGACCTGCCCGGAGTGACCGTCCAGGGGCCCGCCGAAGTCAGCCCTGGTGTTATAGCGATGCTCATCACCATCCCGCAGGCGTCAGGTGTCGAAATCGGCGGATCCGGCACCTTCCAGGAGGGCGGCCTGATCGTCGCAGTCCAATTCGGAGATCTTGCCGGTGGGCAGTCGTCCGGTGGTCTTACAGGAGGTTCCCAAGGATGATGCAGCTTCTCGCCGGCGCCGGACCATACGCTCTAACCAAAACGTGGTATGTGGACGGATCTCCCACCGATGTTGGAACGGTGACTGTCGGGATTGTCGATGGGAACGGCACCGAAGTGGTCGCTGCCGGTACGGCCACTACGAACAATGCGGACGGCACCTACTCCTATTCGCTGGCCGATCAGGCAAACCCGAACCATCTGGTCATCACCTGGACTCGTACGTCGACGGGTGCGGATCTGACTGATCGGGTTGAACTGGTCGGCAACTGGCTGTTCACCGAATCTCAAGCCCGCTCGTTTGCAGCGAAGGCGGATGCGACGTCAGCGTTGAAACCGCTCGCCTCCGAAACTGAATATCCGGATGCGATCATCGCTGACGAGCGGACCCGTATTGCAGACGACCTGGAATATTGGACGGGCCGCTCATGGATCCCCCGGTATGCCAGAGTCGAGTTGTCCGGTAACGGAACCTCCAGTCTGCAACTCCGTAAGGGTGTCTGCCGCACATCCGACGGATACGTGTTGAACGCGCCCGGACGGTCCAACGATATTGCCGTTCTTCTCTCCGCGTCGGTGGGCGGGACAGCGGTCACCCTGTCCAACATTGAGATAGATCCGATACGGGAGAACCTGATCCATAAGGCGGGAGTGTGGACGGCTGCGACGGTCGCCGACCCGTACAACGTGGTTGTCGAATTCGTTTACGGTCCGCCGTATCTGGTCGACGGGGTGGACCGGATTGCTATGAAGATTCTTGTTGACCGGCTGGTCCCGTCCGCCTATCCGGACCGGGCCCTCCGCATCGACGGTGACTATGGGTCGATGCAGCTGGTCCAGCCGGGCGGACCCATGAAGAACGTGTCGCGGGTACCCGAAGTGAATCAGTGGGTTCAGGCTCACAATCACAAGGTGCTCGTCGGGTGAGCTCCTCGAAGTTTCAGGATATTCGCACAGCTCTGGTCACCCTGATCAACGCTCGGCTGACCACCCAGTCGATTACCGGTGTGGTGGTCACCGACTTTCCTCCGCTCGGGGAAGTGTCGTTTGATGATCGGATCTACCTGGGACGTATCCGGGTTGACCAGGAGCCGTTGGGGATGGGCGGTGCGTCACGTCTGGTCGACGAGGAGATCGAAGTTGAACTGTTTGTGGTGGCGTCGAAACCGGGCGGCGACAACGACGACATGAAACTGTGTGAGGAGCGGGCGGAAGTCATCTTCTCAGCTGTGGAGAACGGGCTGCGTGCTTCGTCGTCGGTGTCTTCCACGGTCATGTTCGCCGATGTTGCCGCATTCGAATCGGTCCCGTTCGCCTCGGACAACCGGGTCGGCGTGATGATCGAAGCGACCGTTACCGCCACCGCAAACTTGTAGGAGACTCCTGTGACCGAAGAGAAGCAGATCCGTTACCGCGCGCTGGTAGGGCTCAACCTGAAAGACGGCGACAGTGAACATCGGGTCGAACCCGGATTTCTGATCCCCGTCCGGTTCAACGATCAGCTGCCCGACAGCTGGTTCGGTCGGAAAGTAGAGGAGGCGTAAATGGCCGCCGTCCACGGTTCCAAAGGTTCAGTCCTTCTCGACGAGTTCGACGTGTCCCAATATTTCACCCAGGCGTCAGTGGTCAAACAGGCGCAGGTGGTGAACACGACCACGTTCGGCAACGACGACAAACTGTATATCGCCGGACAAGGATCCGGCAGTCTCTCGCTGAACGGGATTTGGGATGGTGATGCGGGAGCGGTCGACGCCACCCTCGAGGCTGCGCTCGGTACCGACTCGGTTATCACCATCGGGATTGGCGGATCCGCCACGTTGGGCGGGCCGGCCATCCTCCTCCAAGCGTTGAACACTGGCTATCAGATTCGACCCACCGTTAACGATGCTGTCCGGATCACTGCCGGTGCAACAGCGAACGGCGGGGTGAGGGTTGCCGGCGTGTTCCTCCAACCGCTCGAAGCGGAGACGACCACGTTCAACGGAACATCGGTCAACAATCTTGCATCGTCGGCGTTCGGCGGGGTCGGCCATATTCATGTGACCGCCTTCTCCGGAACTTCCGGCACTGTGAAGGTTCAGGATTCGGCGAACGACACTGACTGGGCGGACCTGATCACGTTCGCTGAGATTGCCGGTGTCGGTTCGGAGCGGGTCAAGGTGCCCGGCCAGATCGACCAGTACCTACGTTTCGCGATCACCGCTGATGATTTTACCAGCATGAGTATCTCTTGCAGTTTCGCCCGTAATCGGCGGGCCTAACCCCTCTACTGAAAGGAGCAGTCAATGGCTGCTGCCCATGGTTCTAACGCGTACGTGTCGATCGACTCAGACGACGTTTCCGTCTACTTGGATTCGGCGACACTCGACAAGATGGTCGAAACCGCCGAAGTGACCGCTTTCGGCGACGACGACAAGGAGTACATTCCCGGACTCCGCGACTCCACCGTATCTGGTGGTGGACATTGGGATGCGACCGGCGACGGTTTCGTAGCCGACTGGGATGATGGTGCTGTCGTCGAAGTGATTGTCGGTCCTGCCGGGTCGGCGAACGGGATGGTCTCATACACGTTCAACGCGATCCTCACCTCCTACAACATTGACATGCCGGTCGGTGGGCGGGTCGGCTTTTCGATCAGCCTGCAACGGTCCGGTGCCACCACTCGGGGCACGTTCAGCTCATAGTGGCTGACACTCAGGTTGTCATCCGCGGGTTGGACGAACTCCGCCGGGAGCTGCGTCGTATCGACCCGCGGCTGGCGAAAACATTGGTAAAGGCGCACCGGACCGTAACCGAGAAGGTGGTTGCTAAGGGCAAACCCGCCATCGTGGGGTTACCGTCGCCAGGTGGATCGAAGGCTGCTAGCGGCTTGAAGGCTGGACGCAGGCAAGATCGGGGAACTGTCATCTTGTCGGGTGGGAACGCCACGATCCGGGCGAACGTGTTCGGCACACTCAGCCACAAGGTGTTCGGCCGGAACGTGTCCGGTCATGGGCCGTGGCTTCCCTGGCTGGGCAATTCATGGTCGCCGGAAGATCTGTACGGGCTGGGCCCTGCCCTCCGCGAGGTGGCGGACGGGTTCGCTTTGGACGAGTATGCGGACGCCTGGCTAGACGGGCTTGCCGCTGCCTTCCCTGACTGACCGGACCAGCTCCTGATGCCGCTGTTCCCGTGTTTTCGACACGGACCAGACGGTGAGCAGGGCGGCCACGCCGATGATGAGAAGTCCGAATGTTGGGGATATGAGCAGGGTGAAAAGTCCGACTACCCAGCTGATCCCGCCGATAGCTCTTACTAGTTCCATACCCCTGTTCTATCGGCTGGACGGGGGTTTGTCTATAGGGGGTTCCACCCATGGCTGACGTGCCTGACGGTATTTACGCCCGCATCCCGTTAGCCGATGTCACGTTGGCCGAGGCGTGCGACCTTGTGGAAGACAAGGGAGCATGGTTTCACGCGACTCGCATTGTCGTCTTGTTCCACTTTCCGCAAGTCACGGTGGATGGCTATTGGGACTTATCCGTCGGTATTCACAGGCAGATGATGGACTTTCTGATAGGCCGTGGCTTCTATCAGGATGGTGGGGCCTTTGCTCCCGTGGGGTCGCGTCCGCCGTCGACTCCGGTCGCTGCTGAGGCGGTGGCTAGTGGCGACTAGCCGCAAACGTAACGTCGAAATCGACGTTGTCGTAGATGATAAGAAGGCTCGGGCTGCGCTGAAGGGTGTGGCCGACGAGACGGGGAAGACCGGTAAAGCCTTCTCGAAGATGGCCGGGTTTATGGCTGGCGCTCTGGCCGTCACGAAGGTTGTCGACTTTGCTCGGGATTCTATCCGCGCTTTTTCGGATTTGAACGAGTCGATGAACGCGGTTCAGGTCACGTTCGGGGATGCGTCCGACGAGGTGAAACAGCTCGGCGAAGAGGCGGCCCAGTCGGTCGGCCTGTCCAACGCCGAATTCAACTCGTTGGCCGTGCAAATGTCAGCGTTCGCGCAGACGATCGCCGGGGATTCCGGTGATGTGGCCGGAACGATCGACACTCTGACGACTCGGATCGCCGACTTTGCGTCGGTGATGAACCTGGACGTGGCCGAAGCTGCCCGACTGTTCCAGTCTGGTTTGGCCGGTGAGACCGAACCGCTTAGGAGATACGGTTTGGACCTGTCCGCTGCTGCGGTCACGGCGCATGGCTTGGCAATGGGATTGGGGGATTCCAGCGGGAAGCTCAGCGAGCAGGAGAAGATTCTCGCCCGCTACGACTCGCTGATGGAGCAGACGAATAAGACGGCCGGCGACTTTGCGAACACGTCGGACGATCTGGCGAATAAGACTCGGATTGTTGCTGCGGAAACTGAGAATGCGAAAGCCGTAATCGGGGAGGGGTTCGCTCCGGTCATGGAGGCTGCCGTGCCGATCATGGGTGCGGCTACTACGAACATGGGGATTCTCGCCACCCAGTTCATGGAGACGACCGGCCAGATCGGCGAAGCGGAATCGCATATCCGCCAGTTCGAAACGGCTACCGGTCAGACGGCGAATACGGGTGCAGCGCTGCTGACCCTGCTGAAAGAGTTCGGCGGGGACATGGAGGAGCTGGTCGGTGTTGTCCCACTGGCAACCGACGAGATTCAGAAACTCCGCGACGCCGACGACGACTTTCTGACTTCTCTTGGGTTCACTCAGGATGAGATCGACGAACTGAACCAGTTGCTTGAAGACAAGCTGGTTTCGGCGGCCCGGTCGGCCCGGGATCAGGGGATCCATCCGGTCCGGGACGCATCAGACGATATGACCGAATCGGTGGAAGATGCAGCGGATGCCACCGGCGATCTGGGTGAGGCGGCAGAGGATGCGAAGACCGCCTTGGAATTGTTCAAAGAGGAGGTTGTGTCCCAGACGGATCCGCTGTTCAACCTGGCCCGCCAGACCAAAGACGTAGCGGATGCCAAGCAGGCGGTTATCGACGCTGAGGACGAGTTCGGGAGGAACAGTCCCGAATATGTGGCCGCCGTCTCAAGTCTCGCTGAGGAGGCGTTCAATCTGAAGGAGGCGCAGCTGGCGGTCGCCGACCAGTCAGGTCTTACCGAGGGAGAGTTCCGGGCGAATCTGACCGCAATGGGGGTTCTCACCCAGGAGCAGATCGACACAATTATTGAAGAGTTCGAACGGGTTAACGCTTTCCAGTTTTCCGATAAGACCATCCGTGTGGGTACCAGGTTTTCGGGGGACACTCCTGGCCATGATTTTGGTGGTAACAGGGCGCGTGGCGGTCCGGTCTCATCCGGGGAAACGTATGTGGTCGGTGAGGAGGGCCCGGAACTGTTGCAGATGGGATCTGGGTCGGGGCATATCACTCCGAACGACCAGATTACGACGGGCGGCGGGGGGGGTCTGACGGTCGTCGTCCAAGGGTTTGTCGGCAGCGAAGCGCAGCTTGCCGCCGAACTGGACCGGCTTCTCACCAACCGTAAAAGACGGTCAGGTCTGAGCCTGCTATGACCTGGTCAGCCGACGTGACCCTCATCGTCGAATTCGGCTTCGGGTCCGGCCCACTCGCCGCCACCCCCACTTTCACAGACGTGGTTACCGCGGTCCGTGGTCTGACCATCACCCGCGGCCGCAGCTCGGTCCGATCGTCGTTTGATGCGGGCTCCTGCACGATCATCCTGGACAATACGGACGGCGAGTTCGACCCGAACAACAGCCAGTCGACGTATGCGGGGAACATGGAGGTGGGCACTCCGGTCCGCATCCGCGCCACCTACGGGGTTACAACCTACCCGCTGTTCTACGGGAGTGTGACCCGCTGGCCGCTCACCTACCCGCATTCGGGGAAGGACGGGGTTGCAGTAGTCGACTGTGGGGAGAACCTGGCCGTGTTGAACACGACCCGCCTGTCCGCCTCCTACTCGCAGGAAGGGTCCGACGACCGGATCGACAATGTCCTCGACGATGCAGACTGGCCGGCCGCCGCTCGAGACTTGGACGCCCAATCCACCCCGGTCGCCGCAGTCGACTATGAGGGTGACGCCCTCACAGCGATCCTCGCAGCGGTCGACGCTGAACAGGGCGAATTTTTCATCGCCAAAAATGGGGATGCCACCTTCCTCAACCGGGTCGCCTTCTCCACTGCTTCAAGCCAGGCCACGTTCAACCCTGGAACGAACCTGGATTACAGGGATGTTCAGCTCGCCTACGACAACGATTTCCTCATCAACCATGCTCTCATCACGGCGGCTAACGACCAGATGGGCGAAGCGTCGGACGTCACGTCGATTTCCGACCATGGCGAATCCTTCTACGAGGCGACCATCGACACTGTCATTTCAGGGGCGTATGCGACCAATGTTGCAGATTGGATTGTCGGAAAGAACAAGGATGTTACGGTCCGGGTTACCGGACTGTCCATCTCCCCTCAGGTTGACCCGTCCACCCTCTGGCCGGAAGTCCTCGACCGGGAACTGCAAGATCTGATAACCGTGACAGTGGATCCGCCCGGCGCAGGTGACACTCTCACGCAGGTTGTCGGAGTGGAAGGCATCCAACACGATATTACTCCGGGAGTGTGGATGGTCTCCTACACCTGCCATCCCCTATCAGCGTTCGAAGTGGCGGACTATTGGATTCTCGGCACGTCCGACGATCTGGACACAGACACGGTGTTGGCATGAGCTTCGCATACTTCAATCAGAACCGGTGGGTTGCCGAATGTGACACCGAATCGTGTACGGGTGCGGAACGTTTCTGGCCCGGCGGCCGGCTGAGAACGACGAAGCAGGGAGTGTCCTACGGGATCACCAGCAGCGGGGTCTTACATTGCGGCAACTGTGAGCAGACCTCGCAGGTGGTCTTCCCTGAAGACCGGACGGCTATCAACCGGATTCTCGCCCGGCGGTCTGTCCCGCAGACCCGCAATTGGAATCCTGGTGAAACCACAACCGACCTAGAAGCGGAGAACATGACGCATGGCGTTTGACCTACCAGCCGCTGCGTGGCTTGCCAGTCTGAAAAGCATACCGACAAACCGTCCCACAGAAACGCTGCTTGCGGGAAAGTAAAATTCTGTCAAGCGGCTGGCCGCAGTTCTCGCAGTCCCGTTCCGGATATCGGCCTTGCCGATCCCACAGAGCTTTGGCTCTTTTGCTGCGCTCAGCCCGAACCTCGGGGCGATTGGCAATCTCGCGCTGGGCCTCCCGCATTTTGGCGATTGTCTCTGGCTTGTGCTTTAGTCCTATTGGGCGACCTGACGGGCGATGCCCCGCCTTGTGGTCTGCGGCTACGTGACAGGGTCGACATAAAACTCGAGCGTTGTCCGGATCGAATTCTAGGTCTGGACGATCGGCCCTGCTGAGGATATGCGCCACGTCTCGCCCTGGAGTCCCACAGCCTTGACACGTGTAGTTGTCTCGCATCCGGACCGTAAACCTCATGGCCCATTTGAGCTCTTCGCGACCGGGATTGTCTGAAAGTTTTACCACATACGCCATGAGTGCATTGTAGCGCATATGGGTGACGTTGTTCCACCGGCATACGTCGCAGCATCAACAGGTGAGAGAAGGGACGGTGATGTTACCCCATGGCTTGGACAGCTCCTCGCACATGGGTTTGACGTAACCGGAGAAACGGTTACGGCTGCCCTGATGAACGCCCACATCCGGGACAACTTCGATTCGCTAGTCCCGGGTGCTAACCCGGGGTGGACTACCTGGTCGCCGACGCAGAATTTCACGGTGGGTGATGGGACGGAAACGGCCCGTTACATGCGACTCGGGAAGGTCGTATTCGTCCACTACACGTTCACGCTTGGTTCGACGTCGACGATGGGTACTCCGCAGATCAGCACTCCGGTGACTGCAACTGGTTATGTGGCCACTAGGAACACTGTCGGCACCTCCTTCTACTTTGAGGATGGAGCGTCGGCCTTTTCGGGAACGGTGCGGCTGCTCAACGTGAACACGTTCCTACCCCGCTACTCCCAAAATGAAATAGCTCCCACGTCGGGGGTGCCGTTCGTTTGGGGACAGAACGATGTCCTCCATTTCACAGCCACTTACGAGGCGGCATAAGGAAAATGATCCTCTCCGGTGAGAGGACCATTTCCGTTTTGGGTTAAGCCCCCAGCCCTATTTCGGGTGGGGGCTTGGTTGACCAGAGTCGGGGATTTCTTTGTCGACTTCACTGATAACCACCCCCTCGAGCATGTACGGCAGGTCATCGGCCCAGCCGTTTAATGCGAGTAGTAGCACGATCAGGATGATCATTGCTTGTCCTTCCTGTCTGCGAGCTCCTGCAACATCTTGATCAGATAGCCGCGGAGTGTCATTCCGGCTAGGGCGGCCTGCGCCTTGATCTTCCGGTGAAGATCGTCCGGGAGTTGTAGCCGTATCCATGCCATACCCGCACTGTAGCAAAGGTAGCACAGATAGTCAACCCCCATCCACGCAGGGGACGGGGGTTAAGGAGGTAGGTCGGATCATGGCCTGATCCGTCCAACCGCCTCCAACTCTACACCATCCGTCTTGAGGGGGGTATATGCGTGCCGTCTGGCTTGCCGACATTCTCACCGATGCTGGGCTGACTGTTCGACCGTATCCGGGTTGGGAGACACGAGGCAAAAACGATCTCGACCCGATGGGAGTGATGCTCCACCATACGGTCACCAAACCGACCACGGCAGATGTGACCGTGGACAAGATGCTGGCCGTCACCGGCTCGAGTACCACTCCGGCACCGCTCGCCAACTATTCGACGAACCGGGACGGGACCATCTCGATCATCGCTGCTGGTACGGCGAATCATGGCGGCTCGGGTCGGTGGGATGGAGTGTCCGGCAACCGGTACTTCTTCGGCGACGAAATGAAAAACTTGGGGACTAGTAGCGAACCTTGGCCGGCCGTCCAACTCGAGTCGGCCCGACGTGCAGCGGCAGCCATCCTCAACCATATCGGGGCGCCCGCTCAAATGCTGTGTGGCCATAAGGAGTATGCGACTCCTGCAGGTCGGAAGGTCGACCCGCACAGTCTGAACATGAACATGGAGCGGGACCGAGTTGCCGCCCTAATGAGACCACCTGAGGAGAATCTTATGCTGCCTATCGGCCCTAGCTCACCCGCTGAAGATATCCGTTCCGTCCAAGGCTTGCTCAACACGGCGTTTAACGCTGGGCTGACCGAGAATGGAACGTGGGATGCGGCGACGAAGAATGCTGCCGCACTCCACTTGGGTTCGGCCACCGGCGATGCGGCGGCGAAAGCTGGCAACTATGTGAACGCCCGCATGTACCGGGCTCTCCTCATCGGACTGGTCAGAGCTGTCGGTGGAGGTGTGGTCGACCAGGTGGCCCGCGATGCGGCCGCCCTGGCCAATTCGAGACTGTCGAAGGTCAAGTCGGTCCTGTGAACCATGTCCTTCATGTTGAGGATGAGGGCCGGCCTGACGGGGGTGGCCCGCGGGTGATGCGCCCCTGGTGTGAATGCGGCTGGCTGGGCGTCCGCTCCTATGCGGACATGGCCGCACAGGAGTCCCGCGAACAGTTTTACATGCATTTGGAGGAGGCTGCCGGTGACTCTTGACCAGGCGCATATTGCTACTACCGCCATCCTGTGGATTGTCGGACTGGTCTACATTGCGGCCACCCTCCCGAAGGTCGGTCCGGTTCGGCGGGTCTCCTACATTCTCGCCCTCCCCCTGTGGGCTATCGGATCGGCCCTCTACGCATACGCTGCCGTCAACGGCACATTCGAACAGGGAACCCGCCTGTCACCGCTGGCAATCGGATTGCGGGTGCTCCTGTCAGGTATCGCCCTGGAAGGCTTACTAGTCCCGTTTATCGACAGGTTGGAACTTCGTCACCGTCCGCAGGAGATACGCATATCCCCGGACGGTGGACAGTGACCCCCGCTGAGATAACCGCTGCAATCTCACTGGCCACCGCGCTTGCTGCCGGTGCAGGCGCTTGGACGGCGTATGTCCGGTCGAACCGGATGGACGAATCCCAGGTTATCAAAATCACCTCCGAAGCCGCCGGGAATGTTGTCGAACTGGTCAACACGCAGATCGACCGGTCCATGAAGGACTACCAGGCGTTGTCCGTCCGGGTCGACCAGCTCGAAGAAGCATTATCCAAAGAGCGAGGCCGGAACCTTCAACTTCAACTCCAACTCGGCAAGGTCCGCAAGCGGGTTACCGAACTTGAAGAGTTCATCCATTCGAAAGGGTTCACCCCGCCGCCGTCTGTGGAGGACGAATGACCACCATCGAACTGCTCCCCATGATGACTGCTGCCGTCGTGCTGATTACGGCGGTAGCCACTTGGCGGATCAACCAGCGTTCCAAAGAGCTGACTAGGGCAGTCCAAGAGGTCCATGTGATCGTCAACTCGCGGATGACCGCCGTCCTGGCGCGGGTCGAACAGTTGACCAACGCGCTTGAAACTTCAGATACGGCGATTCCCGTCGACCCGGACCCCCAAGATTAGGAAAGGATAAAGCCATGAACATCGACCTGATACTTCTCATCATTGCCGCTGTCTGTTTCGGACTGGCCGCATTCGGAGTAGGCACATCCAAGATCAACCTTGTACCCGCCGGACTGCTCGCCTGGGTACTCACCAGCATCATTTGACCACAGTTCTGATCCTGATCCTGATCGTCGCCGTCCTATACGGCGTGACCAGGATCATGCGTTGACAAGACAAGCTATCCCCCACGGCCGGGGTGAAGGGAGCAGCAGAATGGGAGACTTCGACGACCTATATCAGGGGCGAGCGTCTAATCGGAGTTGGCTTGCCGACCGTACACCCGAACAGCAGGACTGGCTCAACGAGCTAGCCGCCCACATCCGCGAGAAGGGACGGGAGCCGACCCTCTCGTGGCGGGAGTTAAACCGCAGATTCAACCGTCGCTGGCCGGGTGAGGCACCAGCCGACGCAACCATCCTCGCCCAGCATGTACGCAGTCTGGTCGCCCAGTGAACGACTTCGGCGACCTGTATCCGAAACCGTTACGTCTCCTCTTCTACGATATTGAGACAGCTCCCATGCTCTCCTTCCACTGGGAGCCGAAGGTCGACTATGTGGCTGCACCAATGGTCGAATCGGACGACCGGTTTCTGCTCTGCTGGTCGGCGAAATGGTCCGACGATACGAAGGTCATAGCCGGACGTCTCACTCAGAAGGAGGCTCGAGCTCAGGATGATGCTCGAATAGTCACCGGCCTCGCCGACCTGATGCGCTCGGCGGACTATGTGGTCGCCCACAACGGGAACAGGTTTGACTACAAGAGGGTGAACGCCCGATTGCTGATTGACCGGCTCACCCCTCTCGGCAACGTGCAGATGATCGACACCCTGTCGATTGCGCGCACGTCCTTCGACCTGCCTTACAACAATCTGAACTATCTGGCTCAGAAGCTCGGGTTTGGGAAGAAGCTGTCAACGTCGTTCGACTTGTGGCGCAGCGCCTACTACGGCGAAGTGTCCGCCTTGAAGGAGATGGAGGCGTACAACCGGCAGGATGTGGTCCTCCTCGAGCATGTGTTCCATGCGATGGCACCGTATGCGAAGACGTTGCCGCGGCTGGTCGACGCTGTGGAATGGCGGCAGGAGCTCTGTCCATACTGCGGTTCTCAGGATCGGAAGTCGGATGGCTTCCACCGGACGAAGGTTTCAACCTATCCGAAGTATCGCTGTCGGAATGTGAACTGTCAGCGGGAGTATCGGGGCTGGCAGGCGGTGGGGTCGAAGAAGCCGGCCAGCGTGGGCCTGTGATTGCGCCTAGTGACGCTCTATCGAACCCACGTCCGCCCAGAACTTCACTGGTGCGTAATTGCTCTCTCGGCTTTCAACAACTACTCCATGCCAGTCGTTCGGTGCGGTGGGGTCGGCGTCGTGTAGACGGACTCGGGTTCCCGCGGGTAGCGCGCGGTCAACGCTGCCCGATATCTGACCCGTCTTGAAGGCCCCGTAATCGTTGAAATCCACTTCGACAATCTCGGTGCAGTTGCACTCGCTCATACCCATAACCGGATCAGATTACCACTTCTTCCTCGGCTGCCCGGTCCCGCCCCCGGCCTGTCGAGGACCTCCGGAGCAGGGGGCTTCTCTCCCGGCCCCCTGCTCCACCGCCCGCATACCTCATGAAGTTGTGAGGTATGCCCAACTTGTGAGGTATCGCATCATGCGGCCGACACTGCTGCGTCTGTCACGCACGATCAGCGGTTGGTCGGCTGTCGGTGGAACCTTGGCTTACATCTCCGGTAATCGAAGGCTGGCCGTCTACCTGTGGCGACTCTGCGGCTGGGGTGGGATAGGCGCCTGCTACGGGTATGAGGCGGCCACCCGTGGAGTTCCACCCGAACCGGTCGCCTTGTGGCGGGTGGGGATCAAATGGCCGTTCTGGCGGTCGTTCCTCTGGCACGGGTCGGCACTGGTCCTGTCAGAACTTGCAGATCGGAGGCGCTGATGGTGGGCCGTATGCACGCCCCGCTCGCAGCCGTCACCTGCCCGCAATGCCCGTCAGATTCTGCCACCCCGTTCTTCGTCCGCGATCCCGAAACCGGAGAACTCGTCTGCACTATCACCCGCTGCTGCGTCTGCGGCTACCTGCAGCTCGTCTGATGTACATCACATTCCTGGATGCGTCAGCAAACGCACAGCTTGTCGGCCGGCTGTTCAGAGAACTCATATCCATCTTGGAAACGGAAACACTGGCCGACCTGCTCGGCCTCGAAGAAGGAGAGACATGACTGAGAGAGAGAAGCCCGCGACCTGGTGTGTAACTCACGAATGCTCGTTTGGAGAGTGTCGGGTGACATATCGATATTTCAAAGGTGAGTGTGTTCTAGACGAAGAAGAAGGAGAGACATGACTGACGAACAGGTACTTGTATCACAACCATCAGCCAAGCCGACTAGGAAGGTGCGGATTGCCGGCTACGCCACGGCAGCCCTCACCATTGCCGTCTATGTCGCTTCTGCTATAGGCGGAGAAGAGGTCATCTCCGAGGAGGCGTTGACCAAGGCGATAACCGCCCTGGGCACCGCCCTGGTTCCCGTGGTGAGCGCATGGCTTGCCAGGTCGGACCGGTCCGACACGTGAGGCCCTTACAAATGACCAGCACGCCAGACAACGGATTGGGACAGATCGCTTGGAACTGTTCCGGCGGCGTGCACGAATGGTTGCCTTGGTGCCGCATCGACGACGGGAGCTTCGTCACCCGTTGTATCCATTGCCGCCGCGAGGAGCGCTTCGGACCGGACGCGGAGCCCACGTGAGCTTCTACACGTGGGCGTGGCTGTTCTGGCTCGCCTTCTTCGTGACCATTGAAGGGTCGGCCATCTTCCGCAAAGCCCGCGGCGACACCCTGTCCGAACATGTTTGGGCCTGGTTCCAAATCAGAGACAAGCCCGCCCAGTGGACATGGCGGCGGATAGTCCTAGCCGGATTCCTCTGCTGGCTGCTCGTCCACATGGTCGCCGGATTCTAAAGGAGAACTCAATATGGGAGACGAACAGCAGCAGACCAGTCCCGCCGAACAGGCTGCCAACGCTGAACGGGCCCAGGCTGAGGCACGCAAGTTCCTTGCCGAAGCCCGTAAGGAGGATGCGCTCGCCCGGAGTGCGGAAGCATCAGCCGACCAGGCAGAGTTGAAGGCGACCGTCGCCGGCGAAGAGGACGCTGCCCGGCGGGCATCCGACGAACACAATCATGTGTACCGGTTCGACGGAGAAGTCGGCGCCACCTCGGTCGGCAAGTGTATTAGCAAGCTGACCGAATGGCATCGGCTCGACCCCGACTGTCCCATCGAAGTCATCTTCTCCAGTCCGGGCGGGAGCATTTTCGATGGTATGGAGCTTTTCGACTTTATCGTCGAGCTCGGTGAGAACGGCCATGAGGTTACAACCGGGGGGGCGGGCATGGCTGCATCGATGGCCGGGATTCTCGTCCAGGCCGGCACGAAACGGTTCCTCACCAAGGAGTGCTGGCTCTTGATTCATAGGGCCGCATTCGGTGTGGTGGGTCAGACCTTCGAAATTGAGGATCGGGTGAAGCTGATCCAGCGGATTGAGAAGCGGATCATTGACATTTTCGTCTCCCGGTCGAACGGGAAACTGTCAGCGTCGAAGATCAAACGGAACTGGGAGCGCCGCGACTGGTGGCTCTCGAGCGACGACTGTCTGACGCTCGGTCTGATTGACGAGGTGCGCGGACAGATCCCCACCGTCTGACTGTTGACATTCCCGACAACATGAGGATAATGGACAGTATGGGAGAATGGCAGCACGTCGAGCCGATACTTCGAGAACAGGCCTACGCCGTCATCAACAACGACCCGTACATGCTGTTGGAGACCGAAGGCTGGCCTGGGGGGATGGAAGCGGACGTGATACTGGCGCGACTGCTCGGATTCGACGAGCAGGTGGAGCATGACTGGCGCATTCCCAGGGTCGAATCCGTGCTGTTGACACCTATCCCCGAACGGCTCTCTGTGCTAGCACAAGAGCCTGAGCGGACTCCGTTGCGAACTGCTCGATACAACCTGCTGTCGAACTATGCCAGGATGAGCGTGGATGGGCGGTATGCACCCGCCGACGTAACCCTGGGAGCCGACTTCCGGTTCAGCGTATTGGCAGTGCGCTATCGAAGGGTGTCGTGATGGTTACATGCGCCGCCACACCTTGAAGGTACTTTCTCGTATCAGGATGAGAATCGTCAACGACTAAAGGGCTCCGCGGGTAGGACTCGAACCTACAACCAATGGATTAACAGTCCATCGCTCACACACGACAACGGATATCACCAGTAGACAAGGGAGACGGTGTGGACACATCAACAGTCGACTCGGGTAACGATTCGGGTACGTTACAAACGGCGTTACAAATCTTGGATGTTGAGATGGGCGGCAACGACGCGGGAGCAGTGACCGTGGGCGAATACCTAGCGCGCCTGCTATCCGAGGTATGGCGAGAGGGTGAAGGCTTCGACGGTAAACGCCCGTTCGGCAACTCGGGATGGGAGTACGAGGTTTACGGTGCGCTCGCTAAGGCTGGCCTGATTCGCGGTGACTTTGACGAGGACGGGTACTTTGAGGACTTGGCTTCGGACCAAGTTGCCGTGGCAGACGAGATGATTCTTGATGCGATCTATACTGCGCTCTCCCTACCCGCTGATTAGTCGTCCCATCACCTCGGCCGCCGACCGTCTAGCGTCGTCGTTGCCGTGGCTGTAAATGTCGAGGGTGAAGGCGACGGTGGCATGGCCTAGCAGCTGGCTGACGGTTTTCGGGTCGATGCCTGCGGCTACAGCGAGGGTGCCCCACGTATGTCGGACGTCGTGTAGGCGGACCTCTGGTACTTGGGCTTGGCGGGCGAGCCGTTTGAACGCTTGGCTGTAGGCGTTGGGGCGGATGGCCTCACCGTTAGGGTTTACGACAACATAACCACTGTGCTTATACGCCTCGCCTTGTGCGAGGCGTTGTTCTGTCTGCCGGACCTTCTCAGCTCGGAGAGCTTGGACGACTCCAGTATCGAGGGGGATGGTCCGCCGTCCCTGCTTCGACTTCGGCGAAGGCTTGTCGACCACCTTCCCTTGAATCTCGAGCCGGGTTGTACGTACATCCGCCGTACAAGCGTCCAGGTCGACGTTCTCCCAGCGGAGCCCACACACTTCCGCCCGGCGCATACCCGTCGCGGCGGAGAGCAGGTAGCCGACCCCCCAACGATGCTCCCGGGCCACACGTAGGAAGGCGGTCAACTGGTCGGGTGTCCACGTAGCAAACTCCCGCTTCTCCTGCTTCGGCGTGATCGCACTGACGGCCGGGTTTTCGGACAGGTACTTCCACATGACGGCATGGGCGAACATGCCATGCAGAACACGGTGGACGGCTTTGATGAGGGCCGGGCTCTTCCCCTCGTCGAGCATGCGCCCGTACATGACGCTGAGAAGGTCCGGGGTGATGTCTCGCAACCGTCTGCGGCCGATCAGCCGGACCGCATGATTATGCAGATGCGCCCGGTAAGAGACGAGCGTCGACTGTTCAACATCGTTCCGGGCGGCCAGATACGTTTCAACAAACGCTGCGACTTTCATGTCGCCACGTCGCTCGTCGTAGGACATGCCCGATTCGAGCTCGCCCTGCTTCTGCTCGAGCCAGTCCCGTGCCGCCTCCTCGGACGGTAGAATCTTGGTCCGCTGGCGGCGTTGTCCGGTCACCGGATCCGAACCGATATCCCACCAGACACGATACCGGTCACCGTACGGACGTATCGTCCCCTTCATCATCTTCGGATTCGTAGAGCTCATCGAGCGCCTTCCACGTTACCTCCAACAACGCTTCTACTAGCCGGTCTATCCAGGGCTGGTCCACAGGTGGCCCCCATTGTCGTATGGGCTGCCATCTCCCTCGTCGTCAGGGCTGCCAACCACCCATTCCTCAAGACCAACCGTAAACCCGCGCTGGGCCCATCCCCATGGGTCTCAGGGCCTTTTACGTGAAGGCGGATATAGGGTGAGAATCTCCTCGTTGGCCGCCTTGTATTGTTTTGTCATCTCTTTGAGCGCAGCTCGATAGTGCCATTCGAGTAGCTTGTTTATCTGATCGCGTGTTGGCGGGGCTTCGCCGCGGTACCCACCAAGGGCGATGATATGACCGTCCGCGCCGAGCACCCGATCTAGACACTCCACCTTCTCTTCAGATGGGATGCCCCGGGTTCCGTTGACGATCTTCGACATCGTGCCTCGGTCGATGCCGCATATTTCGGCCACTTCGTTCTGACTGTGGTCGGATGCTGCGACGGCGGCCCGGAGGGCGGCCTGAAACTTCGCGACATGCGGGTTGTTGGGTCTTCCAGCCATTGTTGACAGTATAAGAAACCTTGTTGCCACTTTCAATGGGGGTTGTCCCCTACAAATGACAGGGGCGTAACCCACCCTCGGTGAACTTTCTCACGCAGGGTGTTGACATAGGTGGAAACATGAGTAGTGTTTCCTGTATGGGCAACACCGCTCCCCACTTGGACGACCTCCCAGAAGCCCTCCGAGACGCCGCCTCAGCGTTACACAAGGCACTCTCGGCACTCGCCGACGAGGCGGAATCCCGCCCCGGAGAGTTCTACACGGCGGCTGAGGCTGCCACCCAGCTTCGGGTCAACGTTCAGACCATCTACCGCTGGGTGAAAACCGGCCGCCTTGAGTCGAAGCGGATCGGCGACAAGGTGCTGATTCCCGCCGACGCCATCCGCAGGCTCGGCACATGATCTGGCTGGCCCTCGTCTGGGCGGCCCTCGGCGTCTTGGGTGTCCTCTTCTTCATGGGAGCTAGCAGGACGATGAGTCTCACCCTGAACGACCTGCTTGTTCGTGTTGTGGAACGAGACTTCTTCGTTGACATCGACGGCACGCCTGACGGCGACAAGGTCACAACACACTCGGCCACTTTCGCCGATCTGGTCGAAGTCCTCAGGGCGCAGGGAGCTGAAGTGTCCCCCACTTGGATTATGCGGGACTCGGAATACTCAGACGCCCAGTATCACGCGGTCGTCGTCCAAGACCGTGGCACCTATCTGGTCTTGAAGGTCGACGTATGAGAACGTGGACTGTCCGCACGATCGCCCGGAGCGGCTCCGACTACATGGAGCTCACCTTCCCCACCTCGAGGCCCGCCTACCGGTTCGCCATCGACTGGTTCCTCGACGACCCCACCCTCCTACGCATCGAACTGACCGATAGTGCCGGGCGGGCTGACCCGCTGATCCTCGATAGGAGAGCAGCATGACAACAGAGAGCAAGCCATCCGCCGTCGTCCTCAAGACCTACTTCGGGTTGAAAGAGGATCAGACGCTCACTCAGTTCGTCGCTGAATTGAAGCAGCTTTCCGACGAGGAGAAGCAGCAGCTAGCCGACGGCATCACCGACGGAACTCTGACCTACTGATGGGCCGCCAGTCGGACCGCCGGGTCTGTAACGAACTGGCCGAACAGTGGGCGCACGAACGGTTTATCGACCGGGCCATCCAACTGCATCTGGCCCACCTGGCCGGGGCGCAACTCACCCCCGAAGAAGAAGCGTTGAGCTGGACGGGTGAAGGACTGGTCCAGGCGGCAGACGCACGGAGGAGCGCATGAGCCTGACCAAGCGTGGTGATCGGGTGATGACACCAGCGTGGGCCGCCGAGGACATGGTGCGGCACTTCAAGCCCACCGGACTGGTTCTCGATCCCTGTCGTGGCGAGGGTGCCTTCACCGATGCTCTCGCTGACTACGGGCTCTTGCCCTGGCTGCGTGTCGAGTGGTGCGAGGCCGACGAAGGCCGCGACTTTTACGACTGGACCGACCCAGTTGATTGGGTTATAGGAAACCCGCCCTACTCGATGACTCGGCAGTGGTTCAGACACAGTTACGGCATCGCCGAAAACTTGCTCTACCTAGTGCCACTTCGCAACGTGTTCTCGGGCTTTGGATTCGTCCGAGAGATATACGACTTTGGCGGCATTATCGAAATTCGGGTCTACGGGACGGGAGGGAAGCTCGGGTTTCCGATGGGGAACGCCGTTGGGGCTTTCCACATACAACGAGAGTTTCAAGGCCTAACGCGATTCTCCTTTTTCCGAGATGACCATGAACAGAACCTTCAAGGTGCTCTGCGTTTCGCAAGGGGTGACCAGTGAGCATCGAATGGGAACCAGGCGACCCGTGTGCCACCTGTGGGTCTACCAACACGGTCTATGACCCGGCCGATGGTGCTACCTGTAACGCCTGCGGCCGAAGCGACGCCGACGAATGAGCTCCGAGTTCGACGGTCTGGTCATTGTCAAAGCCGGCCCCTCCGCATACCAGCGTGCCCTCCTCGAAGCCGCCCGACTGTACGGCCCGGACGTCCAGCTCGACCAGGTCGGATGGGATGAGGACACGGTCACATTTCTCATCGAGGATTCGGACTGATGCTGCTGGTCCGCTGGCTGGCCTACAGGATTCGGCGACGGAGGTTTAAGGACACGCATCCTTCCTCCCCCTCCGTCGCCGAAGTTTTGAAGATTTACAAGGTGAGCGGATGAGCGACATGACCATCAGCCTCATCGTCTACACCCTGTTCAACATCCTCTGTGTGGCCGCAGTGGCCGACATATGGAGACAGACCAGATGAGACTCCTCGACCTGTTCTGCGGAGCCGGCGGAGCAGCGGTCGGCTACCACCAGGCCGGGTTCACCAAGATCGTCGGCATAGATGTGGCTCCACAGCCGAACTATCCGTTCGAGTTTCTGCAACACGACGTGTTCGAGTCGTGGATACAGGCCAGCATCCTCGGCGGCGAATGGGATCTGATCCATGCCAGCCCGCCCTGTCAGGCGTATTCGACCATGAACAATCGGCATGGCTCATCGTCGTTGCCGTTGATCGGCGTGACTCGAGATGTGCTGATCACCTCGGGGAAGCCATACGTGATCGAGAACGTGCCCGGAGCGAAATCAGAACTGGTCAACCCGCTTGAGCTGACCG